ACTGGAGGAACCAACAAAATTCCATGCAAACCTCGAAGGGCAGAGCATCTTTCGGGAATATATTACCAGGTCAGGGTGATGAGAAATTGGAAGAGAATTCATGCTCTGGCGCACCGAATGGTATGGCTCCATTTCTACGGGAAAATCCCAGAAGGAATGACGATCAACCACAAGAATGGAAACCCGTTGGACAACCGACCCCAGAATTTAGAACTGGCGACATACACAGAACAAATCCTTCACTCGATGTACGTTCTGGGTCATCATCAAAAACGGAACGAATTGGGGCAATTTCGTGGGTGATCTGTGGATGTGAAAGCGGACAGGGGGCTAGACCGTTTGATCTCGAGTGGGCGCGCAAGTTGAAGAATCAATGCGTTGATGCGCATGTTCCTTTCTTCTTCAAGCAGGCGAGGATCAACGGTAAGCTGGTTAAGATGCCTGAGTTGGATGGAAAGGTCTGGGGAGAATATCCATGCCAATCTTGAACTATACCACTGGGATCAGTGTTCAAAAAACAGCCGGAGAGATCCAAGAGATTCTGGCCAGAGCAGGCGCTAGGACTGTGGTCATCGAATTTGGTGATGACCGGATCCCTGAGGCGATTGTTTTCCAGATCGCAATTGGATCAAAAATATTCACCTTTCGATTGCCGTCGCAGTGGCATGGGGTATACCAATCTTTGCTGAAAAGTGGGGCAGAAAAACGGTACAAGACCGAGGATCAAGCTCGGAAAGTAGCCTGGCGGATCATCAAAGACTGGACAGAGGCGCAGGTAGCGATCATCGAAGCCGGCGCTGCAGAAATTCGTTATTTGTGCAAATTAGTAACTCCAACAAATGGAATTGTCCTTGATCCATTTATGGGAAGTGGAACTACAGGATGTGCAGCTCAACTGGAAGGATTTAATTTTATTGGATTTGAGAAAGAAGAAGATTATTTTAATATTGCAAAATTACAAATACAGAAATACACAGGTCTTTTCTGAAAGGAACTAAAGGATGACAAATCTATCACCAGATATTTTTCAAGCGTTGCAATTATCTGTTGCTGCACAAGTACCATGCATTCTTCGACCAAATGAAGCTGATCAAGTAATAAAAGCTTTACAGGGAAATTCTATTGATCTAACTGCAGATGATTTGGTTGAAAGAAGCAAAGAGTTGAAAGCGTATGACCGAAGCCAGGAAGTTGAATATCCGAAAGGGAGTGAGGGATGAAAGTCTTTTGCCAGACTTGCGAGAAAGAAACCGAGGTCGAATTCCGTGCTGAACTTTATTCATGTCGTGAATGCGAACAGGATTTTACAAATTTCAATAAGCCAGCCGAAGCGGAGTTGATGAAACTTTTGGAAATTGCAAACCAACGTATCGAAACATTGAAGATGATAGTTGAATACCACCAGCGAATAGCAGAACAATATAAAGAAACTCTCGATAAATTGAATGATGTGATGTTGAACTGTGGGAGGGATACAAAAGGTGGTGAGGGATGAGCGAAACCAAAAATAAACGGAATGGACGGACTGATGAAATCACGATCAAGTTTATGGGGCCAAAACAATTCAGACAGGAACTGGTGGATGCAATTTATAAAATCCTGATTGATGATGATTTGCAATTCAAGTTTACCAGGCCTGGCAGCGGATTTACGTTCAATACCTCGTTGCCACCAAGCGATGATGTTGTTCTTTAGGAGATAGGAATGAACGAAAACTATTGCAAGAGAATACTGGCACACAACAAAGCCATTGAAGATGTGACCTGGGAGCTACTTGGAATCGCTGAGCGTCTATGCCCTGGAGAATGGGTGCTCCAGATCGGTAGAAACATGGATATGAATACCCAGGAGCGTAGATTTACTGCATTTGTTAGCAATGGTGATGACAATATCACAGGGCATGGTAAAACCATTGCGGCTGCACTAGCCGATCTTATTAATTACATGATGCAAGGCAGTGTTTACCCCCTGGCAGGCGGAAACAATGGGATGTATATTCATCCATCTGATAGAGGTTGGGTAAAGAAAGAGGAAGGATGAACATACCAACTAATCAGTGTCAATATCCTGGAGAAGAGCACTTGCTTGAAAATACATCAATGAGTAGTGGATCATGTATCTATCAAGACACAGAACACGGAATACCAGAAATGATTAGATGCTGTGAGTACCACTATAAAGTTCACATTCTGAAATATTGGCCTGATTCAAGTATCGCCATTTATTTCAGGAAGCAAGATGAAAATAAAGAACTGCAAGCAAGTCTTTTGACAAACATAAAAGGTGGTGAGGGATGATTGATTGGAAGCAATGGTGTTCTACTCCACGTGAAGATTGGGTGGCAACGAAAATGACCGAGTTGAAGATTGAAAACGCAAAACTGCGCAATCGGATCACCGAACTCGAAGCTCGCATTGCCGAACTGGACAGGTGGATACCTGTGGGAGAACGACTGCCGGAAAAGGAATCCACCGCACCGTGGGAAACGTACCTATGCAAAATTGATTGGTATGGAACAGTACACACTGCCCCACTGTATTACATTGGTAGCTGGCAGTCACAATATTCTGGTGGATTTAACTACGATAAGTTTGTCACCCACTGGAAATATCTTGAACCACCGGAGGAAGAATGAACATAAAAGAATTTGTCCTGAATGAACAAAGAGAAGGAAGAATCGTCTTCAGAACTATTGACGGATTGATGTCAGCCAACCTTGACGACTTCATCAAACAACCCATTGATGGAATCTTGTATGACCTGAACCGCGATGAGGTCACGGTCATGTCTTTCATTGACGACCCGAAATGGGTTAATGACTATGCGGTAGCTATGACAATCCGCAAGCTGAAGCAACGGATTGAGGAGTTAGAGCATCAGATACTCAGTATAAAGAGGATCAAAAATGAGTAATCAAATTATTCCAGGCAGCTTGTCATCATTGTCAAAAACTTCAGGCAGATCACTTGCCGAGTCTTTTCTCTCGTGCGACACAGTTATTATTGTGGATACATCTGGTTCAATGGGAACACAAGACAGCCGGGGAAATCGATCACGTTATGATGTCGCATGTGAAGAGCTGTCAAAACTACAGCAAACTCTTCCGGGCAAAATTGCCGTCCTTTCGTTTAGTGATGACGTGGAATTCTGTCCATCAGGTATACCTAAGAATTTAAACGCGTCTACAAATATGACCAAAGCACTTCAATTTGCAAAGATTGCGGATATTCCCGGGATGCATTTTATTCTTATCTCTGACGGATGCCCGGACAACAAAGAAACCACATTACAGGTTGCAAGAACGTATAAAAATCACATTGATACAATCTTTGTTGGACCGGAATCAGACATGTATGGTCGCGATTTTCTCACCCTACTATCAAATTCCACCGGTGGCCAATCAATTACCGTAGATCGAGCCAAAGAATTAAGTGCAGGAATTCAAAAACTATTACTGGCATAAATATGTTTAACAACCGTGAAGCAATCCTTGAAGAACATTTTGGCAGTCCTGTAACACAGGAAGGTCTAGATGTACTTGCTGAATTAATATCTACCAAAAGCAAACCTGCAGAACCTCCCGATCAGGAACCATGGCATAGTATATACCAAACCATGACTCTCAATCTTGACCAAGGTATGGATCATGATTCCGCCTGGCAAGCAGCGATTACTCAGTATCCTACACCCGTGCAGTTCGGGTTGACAACTATGATCAACGCAGCAATCCAGGATTATCAGGATCAGCAGCAAGCTACAAAAAATCGCAAGAGAATCAAAACTAAGCAATATTTGCAGCAGTTCAATAAATTTGATTATGAATTCTTATTAAATACCTGTGATGATTCCATAATTGTTGAGCACAATCATAAACAGGAAAAAATGAGTGATCTCTTTCTTTCTCAAATTTACCGGCAACTTGCAGACACCGGCGCATATACCGAAAAAGAGACCAAGCATTGTATCAATGTTGCCGCGTTGCGAAATGCGTTTCATCCGGTTCGTGATTATTTACAGACTTTATCTTGGGACGGGCAGCCAAACATCGAAAACCTATCTTCCTACTTTGTAGACAAAGATGGAGTCTTTTATCTCTGGCTGCGCAAATGGCTGATAGGTGCAGTTGCCAGGGTCTTTAAATATGGCGTCCAGAATGCCATGCTTGTTCTTGATGGTCCGCAAAATATTGGAAAGAGTACTTTTGTTCGATGGCTGTGTCCAGTAATAAGTATGCATGTGGAATCGCCCATATCACCAGGTAACAAAGATGATGATATCAAGTTGATCACCAAATGGATATGGGAAGTTACCGAGCTCGGGTCCACAGTGAGAAAAGCCGATATCGAAGCGCTGAAAGGCTTCCTCACTACAGAACAAGTTACTGTACGAGTCCCATATGGTCATTTTCCTATCAACAAACCAGCATTGGCCTCGTTTGTGGGAACAATAAACAATAGTGGTGGATTTCTCAATGATCCCACAGGCTCCAGGCGTTTTAACGTAACCACAGTAACCTCAATCAATTGGGACTATCAGAAATTGGACATTAATCAAATATGGGCAGAAGCATATGCAGCGTTTCAATTGGGTGAGCCCTGGACATTATCGAAAGACGAACAAAAAACAAGAGATCAGATCAATGAGACTTATCAAATTGATGATCCCGTTGAGGCAGCCATTTTTAAACTATTCGAGATTGATCCTTCACACCTGGACTGGTATTTGCCCACTATTGATATTGTCAAAGTGATTGAAGATCCCATGCAAGGTGGAATTCGCTCCGGTTCAACACTGAGTACGGCGAGAATGGTATCTCAAACATTAACTAAATTAGGGTGTATGAAGTCCCGAAAAAATCACGGTACATTAAGTGTATATTGTGGCATAAGGATTAAATAAATGTTAGAAACATTAAAATACTTACACCCTCATACACCCTATCCTACACCCTATCCTACACCCTGTAAAGCACAATTACTACATATGTTAACATCTTGTTCAATAATCAAAATTATAGGGTGTAGGAAGTGTAAGTATATTTCAAACAATAATGGAATTTGATAAATGATAAATAAATGTTTAAAGCTAAATACCTACACCCCTTACACCTCCTACACCCCTTTAAATACAGCTATTTTCTGGAAATCCTTAGGTATTGCAACAATACCTATTATTTACAGAGATAAGCGTCCTGACTCAAAGTTATTGCTAAATCATAAATGGGAACCGTTTCAGAAAAATCTCCCCACTGATACTGAGTTGGCAAAATGGTTCTCTTCAGGATTTCATAATATCGGTGTCGTTGTGGGTTGGCAAAATCTTGTCGTGATCGATTTTGATACCATCCCTGCGTATAACAAATGGTTATTATGGATTACAAGAAAGCCATTTAATAAAATCCTGAAATCCACTCTAAAAGTGCAAACTTACCGTGGTGTGCATGTATACCTTATTACTGAGTATCCTGCACAAAATGCAAAACTTGAAGGGATTGATATCAAAGCTCAAGGCGGATATGTATTAACTCCACCCAGCATTCATCCATCAGGCGCTTCATACTCAGTAATCGAAGGAAAGTTTCCTTCTCGTGTTGAAGCTTTGTCCGATGTCTTACCCACAGAATTATTAATCTCGCATACTGAGTATTCAAGTTCTGAAGTGGTGAATATTAATGCATTGCCCAAATTCCATTGTGAGGATCCATGGGTAGCAGCGGAAAATGTATTTAGTCCCTCAGAAGATCTAATTTATCAAATTAAAAAGAAATATAGAATCGAACAATTATTAAATGTCCAAATTAAAAAGGGACGATGGTTAACTACGCAATGTCCATTTCATGATGATCAAAGTCCTTCGTTTTGGATCGATATTCAACGTCAATTATGCGGATGTTTTACATGCTGCATGAAACCTATGGATGTAATTAACCTATATGCGCATATACATAACCTTACAGTGCAAGAGGCAATTAGAGTGCTTGCGCACAATGGGTAGAGGAGCCTTCATTAATAATGGTTACTGTTGTGAAATGTGAACGATGTCAGTTAGAAATAGCCAGGTACACAGTTATTGGTGATCAGGAATTTCTTCATGCTGGTGGAATACTTTGCCGTGAGGTCCATGGTGTATGTTCTGGCTGTGGGCTTGAGATTCACTGGTCGGTATCAGACAGAAAATTCCAAAAGCTTATTGAGAAGTTGCTGAACAAGAAGGAACTGACGATTTAATTCATGCTATAATTAATTATCAATTTCATAGGGAAACCAGAGTTTACCGCCTGGGTACATGTCTCAGTAATGAGCGAGTACCTGGGCGATTTCTATTTAACAAGGAGAATTAAGATGAACGTTTTTGGAATATTGGGAGTGATCTTTCTACTTGCATTTTTAGTAGAGTCGCTCGTTGAGTTTTTTGTCGGCAAATTGTTCGAAAAGGTACCGGTTTTATCGCCTTACAGTTGGACTATCATGTACATCGCCATGGGTGTAGGCGTGTTGGGCGCGTTCATTTACAACTTTGACCTTTTAGCGTTGCTTGCATCCTATTTGGGCGTCGAGCTTGTACATTCATGGTTCGGCGTTTTATTAACAGGGTTAGCCATAGGTCGAGGTGCAAACTATTTGCATGATCTAGTTAAGAAATACTTTGTAAAACCCGAAGCATAAGACGGTACACCATGGCTACCGTCGAACAAATCAATAAAAAAGTTGTGGAGCATGATGGAACACTGAAGAAGCACGACACCATGCTCCAAAAGCATGAACATGCATTATTTGGGATTGAGGACTTACCAGGTATAGCGGAAGAGGTCAAAGATCTCAAAACTGTCGTTAAAAGTATGAGCATGTTATGGGAGCAGCAGAAGGTAATGAACAAATTGATTGCCTTTCTTGCGAGTGCAATAGGATTATCTGTCATTGCTTTAATTTGGAGCATTATTACTCACACTGTTGAGATAGTGCATCCGTAAGGAGTTATTGTTGGATCCCAATGGTATCACCCTAAAAATGCGGCGATTTGCCGAGGAATATTTGGCGTGCTGGAACGGGTCTGAGGCAGCGCGGCGTGCAGGGTATGCCAATGAGACGTCATGTGCACATAGGTTGCTGCATAATCCTAAGGTGAAAAAGTATATTGACGCGCGCATGTGCGAGATGACCATGGCAGCGGATGAGGTTCTTGCACGTATTACTGAGCAAGCACGACAGAATCCGAGTGACTTTTTCCTGTTTGAGTGGCAGCCAAAAAGAAATGATGATGGGAAAGTTATTTTCGATGTGAATGGCAACCCAATCATGGAATATGTCATGACAGGTATTAATTGGGACATGGTCGAGCATCATGGATATTTGATCAAGAAGATCAGTTATGATCGGTTTGGCCGGCCGATGTTGGAATTCCACGATGCACAGAATGCTTTGATCCAGATAGGACGAGCGCATAAGTTATTTGTTGATCGCAATGAGTTAAGTGGTTCTGATGGTGCACCGTTGACAATTCGCGTACAAATCGAAAAGGATGACGATGCCGCAAGTTGATGTGATCCTTCCGGAGCAAATATTCAACAATGCATATTTGGGTTATCTAAGTGAAATGGCACGCACCCAGATATATTACGGTGGATCAGGATCAGGGAAATCGGTGTTTCTTGCACAGAGAGCGGTATTTGATGTACTCCGAGGTGAGCGTAATTATCTGATATGCCGACAGATCGGCAGAACGTTACGCGGTTCTGTCTTTACTGAAGTGTGCAAGGTCATTGCTCAGTGGGGCGTGGATCAATTGTTTGGGATCAATAAGTCAGAAATGTTGATCACCTGTCAGAATGAGTATCAGATCATCTTTGCGGGGTTGGACGATGTAGAAAAACTGAAAAGTATTACTCCGAGCAAAGGAGTGATCACTGATATATGGGTGGAAGAAGCAACTGAGACAGAGCGCAATACCGTCAAGCAGTTGATCAAGCGGCAGCGCGGAGGTAGCGTTTCAGTAAGAAAACGCCTGACTTTGAGTTTTAATCCTATTCTGCAGACACATTGGATATATCAGGATTATTTTTCTACTATTGCATGGGCAGACGACCAGAGAGAATACAGATCGGAAGAACTATCTATTCTCAAAACAACGTACAAAGATAATAAGTTTCTCACCGCTGATGATATCAAAGACCTGGAAAGTGAGACAGATTCTTATTATTACAACGTTTATACACTAGGCAATTGGGGTGTACTTGGAAATGTTATTTTCACGAATTGGGTTGTGCAAGATTTATCAAAGATGCATGATCAGTTCACAAATATCCGGTGTGGGCTTGATTTTGGCTTCTCTGATGATCCGGCAGCAAGTACATTAACTCATTATGATCGAATGAGATCCACGATCTATATTTTTGATGAATTCTACGAAAAGGGCATGACCAATACTCAGTTAGCCGATGCTTTAAAAAAGATGATCGGGGAGAATTATATTGTTTGTGACAGTGCAGAACCCAAGTCCATTGCAGAGCTCAGAATGTTAGGACTCAATGCGCGCCCGGCAAAAAAGGGCAAAGATTCAATCAATTTTGGGATCCAATGGCTGCAACAGCAAAAAATAGTTATTGATTCCAAGTGTATTAATACTCGTAACGAGTTTGCTCAGTATAAATGGAAAGAAGATAAAGACGGCATAGCAATTCGGCAGCCGGTAGACAAAAATAACCATATCATTGATCAATTACGCTATCAATATGAGGATGATATGGTTCCCGCACGAACATCTGTTGATTTTCTTTAAAGAGGTGGCATGAACATATTTGAACGAATTTTCAGACGAAAGACTCAGGTACCAACGAATATTCCCAAATGGATGTCACTTGATGCTGAGTATCAAAGATACAACATGCCTGATACCTCAAGATATGAGACACAGGCTGATTTGTATAAAAAATTGACCTGGATCCAGATTGCAGTAACGTTTTTCGCAAATGCAGCATCAGCGTGTTCTTTGGATATTAAAAAAGTGTCCGGAGAAGAACTTATTGATGTACCAAACCATGATTTTGAATTGCTGCTGAGAAAACCGAATCCGTTGCAGTCCAGGGCGGAATTTCTAGGGGCACATTTTGCCTATTGGAAATTGACAGGAAATTCATACTGGTTCTTGAACCGGATATCTCCTAATTCGCCGCCCGTTGAAATATGGTTGATCCCACCAATGCAGATACAACCTGTTCCTGATGGACGATCGTATATTGCAGGATACGAGTATGACGCTGGCACGGGCATGAAGATAATGATCCCACCAGAAAATATTGTGCATTTCAAAATGTTCAACCCTCAAAATCCTTTTGTAGGGCTGTCGCCATTGGAATCTGCGGCATTGATCTCTGCTGGAGATATAGAGATGCAGAGATGGAATACAAATTTATTTGCGAAGGATAATGCAAAAATACCCGGTGCGTTGGCTTTTGCCGATCCCATACCTGACAGTGATTGGAACAAGTTAAAAGCTGATATTAAAAACAATTGGGGCGGCGCAAATCGAAGTGGCCCCATGCTGATGCGCAACACGGGCGCTGGTGGTGTGCAATGGTTGGCAATGAGTCTGAGTCAAAGAGACATGGAATTTCTGGCAGGTCGTAAGTTTACCAAAGAGGAAATATTTACTTTATTCGCACCAGGCTTAGCAGCGATGATCGACGTGAATGCAACAGAAGCGAATAGCAAAACCGGCATGACTGTATTTAATTCCTATACCCTGTGGCCCGGCCTGTGTACGTGTGCTGAGAAGATCACCAATGACCTGTTACCTGTTTATGGAGATGAATTTATTGCAGAATTTGAAGATCCACGAATTACTGATCGTGTTTTAGAGCTACAGGAGCAGCAAGAGTATTCTCGAACTCATACCGTGAACGAAATCCGCAAGGAAAAATATGGTGATAAACCTCTTGAAGATGAGCGTGGAGAATTGTTCCCATCACAGATAGGGCCAACAACAGGTATACAGGAAGAAGAAGAAGAATTGCCCGACGAGAACAATGTTACTGATAACGTGCCCGACGATGAATCTCTTGAAGAAAACGAGGACAATGAGGACAACGAGGATAATCAAGAGGAAGAAGAAAGGGCAAAGTGGCAGCGAAAAGCCATAAAAGCACTGAAAGATGGCAAGAATCCTGATGTAAAATTTGAATCTACTATAATTGCACCTGGGCAGCAAGCTTTGATTCATGCGGGGTTGAAGGTGTGTAAAAATGCAGATGAAATCAAAGATGTTTTCCAGAATAACATCAAAAGTGATGCGATTTACGATCAAATTGCACAACTGTTTGAGAATATTGCTATGATGGACTTAAACGATGGGAACCTATAAAAAGTGGGTACTGAAGCTATACAGCAAAGAAGAACGTGACCTAATTTATAAACAGGCCCGCGAGCTCATACTGAGTATGCAAGAGGCGGGTAGACCTGTTCCAGAGGTAATTAAACGTCGTGATCGTAATGAGCCATATGCAGAACTTAAAGAACGGATGGAAGACCGATTTGCGGCTGTATGCAAACGGCATTGGAGAATACAACGTGAAATAATTCTCCAACGGATGCAATTGCTTACTGGTAGAAAGGCGTTACCACCAGAATTTAATTTTGATATTTTTGGTGAGGAAGATGAGGAATTTGAAGCAGCATTATTGAGACTTATTTTATACGGAATGACAGAGGGAATAAATGGTGTATCTAATACTATAAATATTGGATTAGATTACACACTTATTAATAAACATGCTCTCGTTTCGGCGGGGGTACATGCAAAAGAACTAAAGAAATCCATTGATGCAGCAACAATGGACTACGTTAAAGCTGCTTTAGAGCAATTTATTCAAACTCCTGGCTTTACAATGGGTGATTTAACTAATTTATTAGAGCCAACATTCGGAGAGGTGCGAGCACGACGTATTGCAGTTACCGAAACAACAAGATCATATGCACAAGGTCAAATAGAAGCAGGTAAAGAACTAAAAAAGCATTTTCCAGATATAAAAGTAGTTAAGATATGGTTCACGAATGCCGATGACCGGGTATGTGAAATTTGTGGACCGCTAAATGGTGCAGAGGTAGAGCTGGACGAGTTATTTGAGGGTGAAATTCCCGAACCACCTGCTCATGTAAATTGTCGTTGTTGGATGGATACAAGGACACGGATCAATGGCTGATGTTATCAATATAACAATTGTTGGAATTGAAAAAGTTACTGCTAACTTGAAAAAGTTTTCCCAGCAGATCAATCCTTACATGAGCGCAGCCGGGCAAGAAGCAATGAGCGAAGTGTTGGATACAGAAGGCTTGCGCAAGTATCCACCTGCAACAGAGGCGAACCAGCCACCAGAACCTTATTATATTCGAGGCAGGGGTACTCAGTATAAGCGGGGCAACAAGGGAAATTCTGAGCGATATGGTACACAATTTTATACAAAGACTTCTGCATATGGGATCAAAGCCGGAAACCGTGCATCATATGCTCCGTATCTAATGGATGATGAGAAACAAGCTGAGCATATGGCGAGGATTGGCTGGAGAAAGCTTATTGATGTTGCTCAGGAGAAGAAAAAGCGCATTGTTGAAATCATGCAGGGGTGGGTTGACAAGTTGATCAAGGAGCTTGGTCTATAAAAAAATATGCTATAATGAATTAACAATTTTATAGGGAATCTGGAGTTTACCGCCCAGGCATATATCTCAGTGATGAGAAGTGCCTGGGCTTTTTCGTTTTAACTTTCGAGGTATGTATGGATGTTGTTTGCATAAAAGCAATAGGTGATTGGGAACTTGAAGTTTTGGCTATTCCTTATGGCAGTGCAAAACAAAGGGATAGCCAGGGAGAGTTCTTTACCCCTGAAACTAATCTGTTTCTTGATGTGATCAAATCACCGCTCATTTTTTATTACCACTCGTATACACCTGAAGGGCAACCACAGGGAAAACCCGAACTTATTGGTAAAGCGCAGTCGTTTGAGAAGCGAAGTGATGGTGTTTGGGTAAGAGTATTGCTGGACAAGGCATCTGCATATGCAAAACGTGTATGGGATGCAGCCAAGAAGGGAATTGCAAGAGCATCGTCTGGATCAGCCGCACACCTGGTGCGTAAAAACAAGGACGGCTCCCTACTGAGTTGGCCGTTCTTTGAATTGAGCTTGTTCGATGCAGAGGGAGAAAGACAACCCAGTAATCAATATGCAGTTGCTTTACCAGTAATGAAAGCTAATTTTGAAAATGCCGGGCTGGAAATGCCCGAATTAACGGCGGAAGAAACAGCCACAGAGGTCGAGGTGAAAGGCGAAAAGCAAGGCACCAAGACAGTTGGAAATACGGAAGCCGATCTATCTCATAAGGAGAAAAAGATCATGGAAGAGAAAGATGTTGTATCTATCGTGGCTGATGCATTGAAAGCTGATCGAGAAGCACAAGCTGCTGAAGCCAAAAAGCAGGCTGATATTGAAGCCGCAAAAGTCGAAGCCGTAAAAGCTGCAAAAGCAGAATGGGAAGCCGAAGCTGCAAAAGCCGGTCGGTTGCCATCTGCACCTGTTGTTACCAAGTTTGCAGATGTGCGCAAGTTTGATGATGTTACCGCTGCAGATGTATCGCTAATGATTGCTACACTCAAAAGTGCAAAGTGTTCGGTTTCACCTGAAGCCTATAAAGCTCTGGTTATGAAGCTGAACCAGGAAAAATCTGCATCTGCTGAAGCTGGTTTGAAAGCGATGAAAGCTGCTGGTTTGCCCGAAAAGATGGAAGACGCCATCAAAGCAGCGACTGACCCCATGTATACCGGCGGATCAAACATCGGTTCGGATTGGGTAGGCGTTGCTTATTCGAACCAAATTTGGGAGGCAGTACGAGCTACTGCAGAAATCGCTCCAAAAATTCCTTCAGTGATCATTCCTGATGGATATGCAAGCGAATATTTCCCACTGGAATCCACTGATCCCACTTTCTATAAAGTCGCAGAAGTGACGGCGGCTGATAGTACTATGAAAATTCCTGCTGCCACTGTACCCGCTTCTCAAATGGGAACTGCTAACAAGGTAATCACCGTTGGCAAGTTGGGTGCTCGGGGTATGTATTCGGGTGAATTGGTTGAAGACAGTTTGATTCCATTCCTGCCACAACTGCGTGGCCAGATTGAAGCAAAGGGCGCAGAAGTTTTGGATCATGTGATCATTGATGGTGACAATGCAACGGATGCATCCACCAATATCAACGATATCGCAGGTACTCCTGCAGGAACTGAACCATTCATGCTGTGGGATGGTATGCGCTATATTGCTCTGGCAACATCCGGGCAAAATCGTTCTGCAGGTGGTGGATTAACCACAGATGATTACCTGAATACCGTGAAATTGCTCGGTGCTGCAGGTAAAGCTGCTCTAAAGAAAAAAGGTGTGTCCTTCATCATTGATCCAAACGTCTATTGGGCAAGTTTGAAACTGGACGAAGTCAAAACCGGTGACGTTTCAAGTGCACCCACAGTAGTGGAGGGTCAATTAACCCGCATGTGGGGTTACGAGATCATCCCCACTTATTCCATGCACTACATGAGCTCTGCATGTAAGGCCAATAGTGCGGGCAAAGTTGATCAAGATACCGTTGCAAACAATGCGTACGGTGCCATTCTGGCTGTCCGCTGGGCGTCATGGAAATTGGCGTACAAACGCAAAATGACCATGGAAGTAACCCGGCGTCCTGAATCAGACAGCTACGAGATTGTTGCTCTCATGCGCGTGGGTTGCGGATATCGCGATACTACGACCGCTGCAGCCATTTCCTACTATGTCGGTGTGTAAGGCATAGCCTAATACTGAGTACGACAGGGGAGATTGCTAAAATCAAGGATCTCCCCTCAAGAAGGAGAAAATAATGACCCCAATTACTAAAATCCCAAGAAGTATCAAGCCGTCTGCTGCTGCCTTGCTCCATGGAGTGGGCAACAGTAATGATTTTTATCAATGGGTGGATGCAAATAAAAATGCATTCGAGTATCGGTTTAATTCCTTAGCCACGTCCGGAGATTCCCGTGGTGTATACGCCCAGATGAAATTCTCTGGTGCTGGTGGTGGTGAAGTGATCCGCGCATTTGCAAAGGCTTCAACATCCAATGTCGCGACTGGCGCAACGGTCAATGGTATCCACGCCACCCTGAGTGTTGATGCATCAAGTTCGGTGAGCGGTGCCGGTAACGCGCAACGGTTGACCATTGGCGCTGCTGCAGCTTCACGAACTCTGGGCGGAACTTGCGCAGCATTGCAACTGGATTCTGACATTGGAGCAAACAATACTGTACCTGCATCATGGAGTTTTGTGCGAGTGACAGACAGCGGAAGTGTACGCCTTGCCAACCTGTTGAACATCCCAGCAGCAGCCAACGGAACCATGTTTGCTGCACACACCACACAGGTAATGACACACTCCATCAAGATCGTGGATGCTGCCGGAACTGCATACTACATCATGTGTACCAATGCAGCTACTAACAGGAGCTAGGTATGGACTTGGCTCGAGATCAATTAGTCAAGCGCCTTACTGAGTATCAACAGGCTGCAGAAGAGCATCATAAATTGTCCTGGATGAACGAGGGAGCAGCACAAGCAATTCAGGAACTTATCCAGGAAATTGATAATTCTGCAGCTCAGGATACCTCAGAACAATCCGAGGAAAATCATGAAAGTTAAATTTTTAGTTGATTTCATGGGCGTTGAGACCCATGAGCAATTGCATTTGAAAGACTCGGTTGCAGATTTTGAAGAGGACACTGCAGAAAAGCTTATCCATGATGGTCGGGCTGTTTCTGCAGATGATGAAGACCACCCGAAAGTGATCGTCAAGCGGTCACGGAAAAGAGGTGATGAGTGAGAACAGTTTTATTGTCTGGCACAACGAATGCTAGCGGCGCATTAACGGTCACGTATGGTGATCATGTCATGGGCAAACTCTACGCAGTGCAGCTTATTGATGGCTCTTTTGACGATGGTGTGGATATTACGCTGACCTGTGAACATGGAGATTTCAGCATCCCCTTATTAACTAAAGCAGATTTCAACTCAGATCAAATGGTATATCCGCGTGTAGCCACAGCTGCAATTGCTGATGGTGCCGCTCTCACCGACTACGCCATGCCCATAGTCAACGGAAAACCCAAGATGGTGATTGCTGCTGGTGGAAATGCCAAGTCTGGTGGCTGTCTTTTATACATAGAGGACTGATATGAGCTCCCCGAGCGACTACACAACGTTAGCAGTCATAAAAGCACTGATGAATATTACCAGTACAAATGCTACGGATGATGAAGTTCTGGAAAATTCTATTGATCAAGCCAGCCGAATGATCGACAACATCACGGGAAGAACGTTTTATGCACGAACAGAAACACATTACTACGACACTCCCAATAGTTTGGACTTGATCATTCGCGATGATGACCTACTGAGTATCACAACATTAACTAATGGGGATGGAACAGTTATTTCAAGTGCAAACTATGTCTTTCTTCCCCAAAATAGATCTCCGAAGTTTGGCATCCGGCTGAAATCCGGGCTTGCACTCTGGTATGAGTCAACCTATGGTTCACAGGGCGCAATCACAGTTGCAGGAACATGGGGATATTCAGCCGTAGCTCCTACCGACATTGAAAAAGCCTGTCAAGAGATCGTTGTGCAAGCATATCACCGGCGGGAAGGTCAAAATACCACAGGCTTTGTTACGATCACGGCTGCAGGCGTAGTGATCACACCAGATGGCGTACCAGCATCAGCCATGGCAGTTTTGAGACGATACATTAAGAGGTTCTAATGGGTTTACAGATCGCAACGATCACTTCCAACATTGCAGCACTCAGTAT